TCAGACTATAAAATGATTTAAATTTTTAATTCTAAACCCACCAATTGGTGGGTTTTTTAATGGAAGAACTATGAATGACAAAGAATATTTTTGGCTTACAAGAAAAAAAGAACCTAAAACTAAATCTAAAAGCAGACCATTGCCAAAAGCTACTCAAAAATATTTAGAAGCTGAAGAAACTTTATTTCAAGAGCTAGAAGAACATCTGATTGGATATCGACGAAAATTTCAATTCGAATCAACCAAAAATTGGCGGTTCGATTTTTATATTGTGAAGTTGAATCTTCTTATAGAAATTGCTGGCAGCCCTTGGGCGGTTGGTCGCGGTGGAAGAAAGATTGCCAATGCATTAGGAAAATATGACCTAACTTTAGATAAGGGTTATAAATTTGAGCGTCTTGAACCTCATCAAATTGAATCAGGTTATGCAATCAATTGGATTAAAAGCGAATTAGCGAGAACTGAAAATGGATCAGATCAGACCATTTCCTCCTCAGGACTTGATTGATAAAGCCGAAGAGGATGAAGCAATTAGATTGGCTCCAGCACCAGACCTAATGAACTGGGTGATCACAAACTTTTTAACTATTGGTGGACCATTGCATAACCCTGATCACGATCATATTGCTGAGCTACATCACGACAATGAAGAGTTCCTAGCATGTGCATGGGCTTCATCCGCATGTGTTGCTAAAAAGCGTATGGTTCTAGGTCAATGCGAAAAGGTGATGTTCAACCAAGGTGGGTGGAAGAAAGCTCGACAAGAGCAGCAAATGCGTGATTGGTTTGGCTATGTGCCTGTATATCTAATTACTATTGATGCAAGTTATTGTGATCAGGCTACGGACCGAGACTTTTGCGCTTTAATTGAACATGAGCTTTATCACATTGGCGTTGAGCGTGATGAGGATGGTGAGCCTCTTTATAGTGATATGACTGGCTTGCCTAAACATTATTTAGCTGGCCATGACGTTGAAGAGTTTGTGGGTGTAGTTAAAAGATGGGGAGCGGATGAAAGCGTGAAGCGACTAATTGAAGTGGCGAAGCAAGCGCCGTTTGTATCGGATGTAAATATTTCCAAGTGCTGTGGGACATGTTTAATAAGTTGAGCCGTTTGGCTCATTTTTTTTGCCATGTTTCCTTGACGTACCTTGACGGATAGAGAGAAATGGCGACTTTAAACAAAAAGCAAAAACTCTTTATTGTGCAGTCACTTGCTGTTTTTAATACCCCTCAAGAAACAGTAGTACTCGTCAAGGAAGAATTTGATATTGAAGTCTCAAGGCAGCAAGTTGAATCTTACGATCCAACTAAAGTTGCAGGCAGAGATCTAAGTAAGGAATTTAAAGATTTTTTTGAGAAAGTTCGGAATGAGTATCTTGAACAGCCACTTAATAAAATTAGTGGTGTAAATGACATTGTCCAGTTGAAAATTCTGAATGATCTGCTGTGGTCCAAAAAAAATAACGTGAGAATGACACTCCAGATCGTCGACCAGATGCAAAAAATCACCAAAGGGTTTTATGACAAGAAAGGCGATCAGGCAAGTAAGGGTAGAGTTAATGATGAAGGACAAACAAAAGCTGAAGTGGAGCTTGAGATCAAAAAGCTTGAGCTTCAGAAGTTACAACGTGAAGTGAATCCACCAGAGTATCGCCCACCTGAAGAGGATTACAAACTTGTTTTGAATCCTGATGAGAAGATACCAAATGAGCCAATTCTTTAATCCTCCTGAAGGTTCAGTTCAGTTAACACCAAAGCAGGCAAATATCTATTTATGGGGTTGGCAGAAAGAAGCCCGATTTCGTGATGCTGTTTGTGGCCGACGTTTTGGTAAGACCTTCCTAGCAAAAGCGGAAATGCGCAGGGCCGCCAGACTTGCCGCTAAATGGAATGTTTCTGTTGAGGATGAAATTTGGTATGCAGCGCCTACATTTAAGCAAGCTAAACGGGTTTTCTGGAAGCGATTAAAACAAGCAATCCCGGCATCATGGAGAGCTGGCAAGCCAAATGAGACTGAATGTTCAATCACTTTAAGAAGTGGTCATGTTATCCGTGTTGTAGGTCTGGACAATTATGATGACCTTCGTGGATCTGGCTTATTTTTCCTAATTATTGATGAATGGGCAGATTGTAAGTGGGCAGCTTGGGAAGAAGTACTTCGCCCCATGCTTTCTACATGTAAATATGTGGTAAATGATGAGCAACGAGTTGGTGGCCATGTTTTAAGGATTGGAACACCAAAAGGTTTCAACCATTGCTATGACACATTCATGGATGGTCAACCAGGGCACGAACCAGATTGTAAAAGCTTTTCTTATACATCCCTTCAAGGGGGGAATATTCCTGAGTCTGAAATCATTGTTGCTAAGCGCAAGATGGATCCTAAGACATTTAGTCAGGAATATGAGGCAAGCTTTGAAAGTTACCAAGGCGTTATCTTTTACTGCTTTAATCGTTTGCTAAGCGCATCGACTGAAACAGTTCAGCCAAATGATGTGCTTCATGTGGGGATGGACTTCAACGTAACCAAAATGGCTGCGGTTGTATATGTTCGACGTGGTGAGCAAATGCATGCTGTTGATGAGTTCGTGAATCTCTTTGATACCCCAGCAATGATTGAAGCTATTCAGGAGCGTTACCCTAAACATGAAATAGCTGTATATCCGGATGCTTCAGGTGAGAATCGCAAGTCGAGCAATGCAAGTGAGACGGATCTAGCCTTACTTAGAAAAGCAGGATTTAAAGTACATGTAAATAACAGAAACCCTGCTGTTAAAGATCGCATCAACTCTATGAATGGCATGCTCTGCAATACATTATCTGAGCGCAGACTCTTCGTGAACGTGACCAAATGCCCGCACTTTGCTAAATGCTTAGAGCGACAAATTTATGATGATTATGGACAACCTGATAAAAAATCAGGATTTGACCATATGAATGATGCTGGTACATATCCAATCGCTTATCTATTTCCCATTGATAAAAAATCAGTTGGTATGCGTAGAATCCGCGGGATGTCTTAAACAACGCACCTTTTTAGGTGCTTTTTTAATGGTGTTTTTATGGCAGTTACTGATAAACATCCGCAGTATATTGCTGCACAAAAAAGCTGGTTGATTATGCGCGACGCTGTTGCTGGTGAAGAGCAGATTAAACAGGCACAAACCAAGTATCTTCCTAAATCGGCTGGGATGATTGAGGCTGAAAAGCAGGGTGATAAGACTGGAGAGATTTATAAAGCTTATCTCAGTCGTGCTCAGTATCCATTATGGGTTCAAGACTCTCTTCGTACGATGATTGGTCTGGTCTCAAAGCTTGAGCCAAATATCGTAATTGAAAGTACTCTGCTTAAGGGCTTGGTAGAGAACGCAACCAATGACGGATTTGGGCTTAAACAGCTTTTTATCCGAATTTGCCTAGAGTTACTGGAATATGGTCGCTGTGGATTGCTGGTAGATGTAGATGCTGACGGCGTTCCATACTTCGCCTTATATGATGCCTTATCTATTATTAACTGGAAGGAAAACAGCATTGGTGGCCGTAAGGATCTCAAACTATTAGTGCTCGAGGAGCAATTTGAAAACGGTGAAGATGAGTTTGGTCATGATACCAAGACCGTCCATCGTGTTTTATCCATGATTGATGGAGCCTTAGCAGTCCGTTTGTTTGATGGTTCTACTGAAGAAGATAAAACTCCGGATCTTGGAGGTAACCAGCTTTCATTCACGCCGTTTGTTTTCTGCGGTACCACTGATAATTCACCCCAAGTTGGTACGGTACCATTACTCACCATGGCAAAAGCAGCCCTGAAGTATTACCAGCTCAGTGCGGACTATTTTCAGTCACTTCACCATACAGCTCATCCTCAGCCTTGGATTAGCGGACTTGATGGAGACGAAGATATTAGTGTCACTGGTGTTATGGCTGTCTGGAGTTTGCCTAAGGATGCACAGTGTGATTATCTGGAAATCTCTGGCGATGGCATTGAGCTGACTAAAAGTGAAATGGATGCCCAGAAGAATTCAGCACTTGAAGCAGGGGCAAAGGTCATCGATACCAATACACAAGAATCAGGCGAAGCCCGCCGTGCACGTCAGGATGATCAGCATGCAAGTCTACATAGTATTGTGATGTGTGCAGCTCAGGCGATCGAACAAGCTATTAAGTACGCAGCTCAGTGGCTAAAGCTGGATGCATCCAAATATACATTTACGGTAGAACCTGAATTTATCGTTCAACAGTACGACATCAATCTTGCTAAGCAACTTTATGAAGGTGCTCTGGCAGGGAAGAACTCCTTCCAGACCTATTGGGAATATATCGCTACTGGCAAGCTACCAGCTCATGATTTTCAGGAAGAATTAAAACGTGTTGAAGGTGAGCGAGATAGTATGTCGCTCTAGGGGGGGAAATGACTTCAAAAGATAAAACGCTGATAGAAGTACTTACCCAGCATCAGGCGTACTTATATCGCGCTTCTTCTTATACAGTGAATGAATTATTAAAGATCTTTAATAATGAATCGGCTTTGATGCTGGCAAATCTTAGGGACTTGCTGGATGAGCTAAATGATTCTGAAAAATTAGCGCTTGCTGGTGGACAATACACTACGTCCAACCTCAAAGAGATTCGGGATTTAATCTCTCAGTGGTTTACGGCCATAAACACTTCTATACCAGAAGCATTCACCGTTTCAGCCACAGCATTAGCTGTTTATGAAGCTAATTACACGGCGAAGCTATACAGCGGTAAGATTAAAAAGCCGATCGGTGAAAAACTTTACTCAGCTGCTAAAAAAGCACCCTTAGTGGGAGGGGCATTGGTAGAGGATCTACTTGCCAAGATTGCCGAAACAGCGCGCCAAAAAGTTGAATATGCAATTCGGGATGGAATTAACTCCGGTAAAACGAATCAGGAAATTGTTCAACGCATTCGTGGTACCAAGCGCCTTAATTATGAAGATGGTCTTTTAACTAGCACTAAGTCAGACATTGACCAGACTGTAAGAACGTTACGTAATCATGTAGCAAATCAAACGTATTTAGATACTTTCAAGCAGCTAGGTTTTGAATATGTCCGATTTGTCAGTGTGTTGGACGGACGAACTACAAAGCTTTGCGCATCCCTAGATGGTACGATCTGGAGGATTGATGATCCGGCAAAACGAGTACCACCATTACATCGAAACTGCCGCAGTATTTTGGTTGCGGTTGAGAAAGATGGTCGACTTGTTGGAGAGCGTCCGTTTGTCATGGATGAGCGAAGAGTTAAGGATATCCCTAAGGATGAACGTGATCAGTTGATTGGGCAGTTAGATGCCAATATCACTTTCAAAGAGTTCTTCAAGAAGACAGACGATTTCTTTCAAAAGGAATGGCTAGGGCCAAAGCGGTACAAGCTTTATAAAGAAGGAAAGTTTGATTTTGATAAGTTCTTTGATCTGGAAGGTAGGTTATATACCTTGGATGAGTTAAGGAAGTTGGATGAGAGGGCTTTTAAAGTTATCTAGCTATTTTATTAATTCAATTTGTTTTCCTCCCTTGGGAATAATACATACATGAATTTAAAGTTTGAGAAACTCATGGAAGAGTTTGTGAAGTATAAATTGTAATGAATAGCATTCTATACTATAAGATTAGTAATATTTATTTCTTTACTGATTTATTTATTAGAGGATATTCGGTGATAATAATGATTTAATTATTGAAATTAATAATATTTAATTTATGATTTAATTGCGTTTATAAGAGATAGATCAGATGTCAGAAACAAAAACTCTTTACAAGGACTTAAACTTTCCCAAAAGTATTTTAGATGAAAGTATTAATGAGTTTTGTGAGCCTCGGGGATTAACAGCGAATAGATTAACCACTAGTACTGAAAAAAAAGAAATTTATGAATTAGGTAAAATGGGAATCGAAAAGGCAAGATTCGAGATTTATCATTTACAAGATGGCAAAACTACATTTCATCCTAGGGTTGGGAAAAATCAAACACTGAGTGTTGAATTGGCTACGCATCTATTAGGAAAAGCTAATGTTTCTGAGGGACAAATAACTTATGTATTAAATGGGTATGCTGTGACGGATATTGAACCCGTTATTCAACTTATGACGGAGAAAAAGCATTCAAGTGGAGAAAGTTTTTTTTGTTTTGAAAAAAATGTAATACAAGGTGGCTATAGATTTGTAATTCAAAATGTTTTTTATCAAGATAAATTATCTGTGTCGATTTATCATACGGGTAGAGTTGTTATTCAAGGCTTACCTTTATCCTGTTATGAAGAGTTTGTATTTCAGATGTCTGCTTTATTAAATGCTGAAGGATTAGCAAAAGTTATTAGTAAAACAGATGAGTCAGCTATTCAATTAGTAGAACAGCGAGTTATTGAAAGCACACTAGCTGGTATTTTTGAGGATTCTTATTCAAAAATTCCTCAATCCATAAAAAACATGCTTATTAGCGGAAGTACATTAAGGTCTATCAAGGTTAGACTCCCTGACTATACTTGTATGGTTTTTCCCGATCTGAGAGCTATTGAAGGGGTTATAAAAGATATGTTATTTATTAATGATATAGAGTACAAAGACAGTATTGGAGAAATATTTGAATACATTTCTCAACATAATTATAAAGTAAAAGCAGAGTTTGAATCACAGTTACCAAATAAGATATTAAGAGCCGCCTTAGCCGAGGCTTATAGCTTCTATCGTAAACATCGTCATGGATTATTCCATATGAATGATGAAGTAGGCAGTTCAAGAACTATTACTTCATTAACTACAGCTATTGGATTGACAGATGACATTTACAAATTAATTAAAGACGTATATAAAGCATCAACATGAATATATTAATCAATATAGTGGATCAGCAGCAAGTCATTGTGACCGCCGTTGCTGAAGAAAATCCGCTAAGAAAATTAAAGGACATTGCTGCTGAACTTATAAAAAATAAGTTCAAAGGTACTGTTATCTTTGATTTATTGATTTTTAATGGTAATGAAATCAATCGGTTCGTTTCCATAACTTTTGATGGAATAAAATTTGATAAGACTTGTATTTCTCATTCAGCTCATATAGATCCAAGACTCGAGATGAACCAAAATAAATACTTTATCCAAAACAAAGTTCTACTAGGGAATAGTGTTTTGTCGAGTTCAGAGTTATCAAATTTTAGTTATTAAAGCACCGTAAGGTGCTTTTTTCTTGTATTTTCATAACACAATTATTACTTTGTGTTATTTTTATTCTTAGTGGAATAACTCACTCTATTGGTGTTAATGTATTTAATAACATGCACTTATAAAAGCTCATTTCCAAAATGTATAAATTAATTATTTTACTGCTTCTAACTTTTACTGCTTCCGCATATGGAGCAGATGTTGATAATGCATTGCTTCAGAAAAATTTAGAGGCTGCGAATACCCAAATTGAAGTCTTAAAAGCTCAAGTTGAGGTTATGAAAGGTTATCAAGACAACTTTCTAGCGACGGTATATTGGTCTTTAGGTGGTGTATTCGGCATCGTGGTTCTCTTAGTGGGTTATAACTGGTTTACTAACTATAAAAATCAAGAGAAAGAGAGCCAATATTTTAAAGATTTAATCTCAACAACTTTAGATGCTTCAAAAAAGGAACTTATAGGGGAACTAAGTTTAGGAAAGAACGAATTAATGACAGATATTTTAGACCAAGCTAATATAAAAATAGATAGGGAAATTAATAGATTAAAATTGAAATTAGATAACAATGTAAACGAAATTCAGCGAAATTTAAGAGAATATCATTCTAATAGTGAATTAGTATGTATGGATGTTTTAGAGTTGCAATATGATAAATGGTGGTTAAGACAAAATTATCTACTTACTACAAGCACGGCTGTTGAATTGATTGAAAAAGCTTATTCAATGAAACAAACTTATCATGTCACTATCTATCTTGAACTTCTATTAACTAGTCTGAAAGCTTTAAAAAGCTCAACTCATACACTTTCTGTAGATAAAATATCATTAGTCACAAAATGCATTAGAAGTCTAGAAAATGAACATGAAGCAATCTGTAATCTAATTAAAAAATTACTGAATGAAATTACTGAGAAGAAGTAACTCTTAAAAGTTAAAAATTGCTCATTTTTAAGCAGTCTAAGGCTGCTTTTTATTTCCAAAATATAAACGGATATAAAGGATTTATCTAAAAATATATAGAAAAAAAAGTCTTTACCTAATTTTTTTATACGTTTATGTATATTTTCTCTAATTTTTTATACGTTTATGCATAAAATAGGCTATAAATTTATAGTTTTACGTATATTTCTATAGTCTGTTTATATTTTGGAATTGTCGCCCCTATGTCTGAACAAATCGATAGCACCCATATGACTCCAGAACAGTTACGACAAGCTGGCGAGTTGCTCTATGGCACTCAATGGCAGACTGATTTTGCAAGAGCTATTGATGTAGATGCTAGACGCGTTCGTCAATGGCTCTCTGGAGATAGACCCATTCCAAAAGGTTTGTGGACTGAAGTTATAGAGCTGTTAAATTCTAATAGTAAAAATACCGCAGCATATGCTGAAAACTTACAACAGGTATTTGATTCAATAAAAAATCAAGCATAAGTAGGAACAATGTTGACTTGTACCTTAATTTAGGTACATTATTGCAGTAGGAAGCATGCTCATTAGGGGCGGCTTATATCCGTAGGGTGATATATGAATACTATTGCAAATATAAATGATAAAGAAATTTCCGTTATTAACTATAAGACTATTCCAGTCGTAACTACCAAGATGCTTGCTGACTTCTATAGTTCTGATACAGATAACATTAAACAAAATTACTCACGTAATAGAAGTCGTTTTATTCAAGGTAAACACTTTTTTAAGCTCGAAGGTATTGAGTTAAAGGATTTTAAGGACTGGGTGACTTTAAGTCACTCAGTTGAAATTAGTAAAAATACTCGAGCCTTAATCCTTTGGACTGAACGTGGCGCTGCACGTCATGCCAAGATGCTAGACACAGACCAAGCTTGGGAAGTGTTTGAGCAATTAGAAGATTGTTACTTTCACAGAAAAGATATTCTTTCCAAAACACATAAGTCAGAACGTGAACCACTTACCAGCGCTGTAAATATGCTTGTGTCTAAAACCAAGCATTTAAACTATAGCGAAGCATATAAATTGGTTCATCAACGGTTTAACGTTAAAAGCATCGACGAAATCCCATACGATGTAATTCCAATCGCCGTCGAGTACGTACATCACTTGATTGCTTTATATAGTCAAGCTGATAAGAAACAGCAATATGAATCTAAACATGTAGATTCTATAGCTCGTCATATGCTTTGGCTTAATCACTGGTGGTCTGAGTTTGGAGAGTCTATACGAAAACTTGGTCCATCTATGGGACATGGCATCCATGACCATTTTAAGTTCGGTGCTGAAGATGCAAGACAGTTGGTAGGGCGAGACGTCTACATGCCTATATTTGAATTAGCTAAAACTCATGACTGGCATAAAGGCGGGATAGGCTATACGACATTGCTAGAATGCAGTCTGATTAAGTCATAGTTTAAAGTCTTGACAGCAGAAACAGTTTTGGGCTAATTTTTACGACAATGAATAGTTGTGCAAATGTCTTGTTTTCATAACAAATACGTGCCAATTGTTAAGAAATTCTAAACCACCTTTCGAGGTGGTTTTTTTATGCCTGAAATTTAGGTAACTCAATATTGGCTAGAACCACGGTTCAAAAAGCACACTTTTCATATTCAGTGTGCTTGCCAGTTCTTTTTGAAAAGTTTAGCCGTGTAGATGTGTCTCGTTACCACATGTCTATGCGGCTTTTTTTATAAGGTAACGAGGTAAACGATATGAATGAAATTATGAAAATTGAAAATCAGACACCATTTGTTGAGTTTGATTTAAATGGAGAGGTTCAACTTGGTGTTAATGCTCGGGATTTACATGAGATGTTAGAGGTTAAGGCTGAGTTTTCACACTGGATTAAACGTAGAATCAATCAATGTAAGTTTGAAGAAAATTTTGATTATGTAGTTTTCGTCAAAAAAGACGAAAACCTAAAAGGTGGTCGGCCAACAACTGAATATCTCATTTCTGTAGATATGACTAAACACTTAGGGATGATGGAACGCAATGATAAAGGACATGAAATTCGAAAATATTATATTGAACAAGAAAAACTTGCTCGAGATGCATTTTCAGGTGTTCAACTAGAAATTGGAAAGCTAACTTTGCTTGCTGAACAGTGGACTGAAACTCTATCAAATGCTGGGCGTATCTTGAGTGTGGGTGGTAAGCAAGTTAAACCAAAAATATTAAGTAAATTAGATGATCTGGTTAAGCAAGCTCAATACAAATTAGATTTTGATACAAAGCATTGAGATGTACTTAATAGCACACCACCAAGAGGTGGTTTTTTTATGTCTAAATTAAAGGTAGATGGAAAAATGAGCGAGAAAGGTGCTGACCGTGCAGGACTAATGCAGGCAATTACCAATTTAGGATTAGTCGTAGGAATCATTGTTATCGCGATTATTTTGGCACTGAAATAATCGCACTCTTACAACGTACCGCCTTCGGGCGGTTTTTAGTTTAAGGAGTTGGGCTTATGAGTGAATCAAAAGTTAGATATTTAGTGCTTAAAAGGATTTCAGCTAAATCTAGTCATCTCGCACTTTGTGATGAGGAGACAGGTATACCTTTGGCTGGATTAACATCTGTAAAAATGAATTGTAATGTTTTTGAGGGTCCAGCGACTATTACGGCAACATTTGATATAGGTGGTGCTCAAGGTATCCGCTTAATTGGTGATGAACCCAGAGAGGAATCTTGGAAACCCAGATAATAAACTGATTTTAACCATAGCACCTTCGGGTGCTTTTTTAATGCCTGAAGCAAAGTAGAGGGCTAAACAATTAAATCCGCAAGGCGGTATCTCTAGGAGATTTTTAAATGTCAGATGAAACCAAAGTTGATCTGGAAAACCCTGAAGTTAAAGCAGCCATTCAAAAAGCTGTTGATGAACAGGTACAGGGGTTAAAAACCAAGAATAGCGAACTCATCACTAAGAACAGTGAATTAAAAACTGAACTTGGTGACTTGAAGCAACAACTTGAAGGAGTTGATCTGGGAGCAATTAAGGAGCTGCTTACCAAGGCAAGTATGGATGAAGAAACGAGACTTATTGCCGAGGGCAAGGTTGAAGAAGTCATCCAGAAGCGTACCGAGAAGATGCGTGAACAGCATGACAAGTTACTTAATGCCGAAAAAGAACGGGCTGATAAAGCAGAAGCCTATGCCAACAAGTTCAAGCAATCGGTTGTTCAGAGTCAGATTGTACAGGCTGCTCTTGAACTGGAAGCATTACCTGAAGCAACTGCTGATATTGCCTTCCTTGCTCATTCTAAATTTGTACTCGACGAAAACGGTAAGGCCGTAGCAATCGACACACAAGGTGAAGTGATCATTGGTAAAGACGGTAAGACGCCGTTATCACCAAAAGAATGGGTGGAAACCTTGCGTGAGCAAAAGCCTTATTTCTGGCCTAAAGCAAATGGAACAGGTTCACCCGGTAGCACCAATACAAAAGGACAGGTTGATATCACCAAGCCAGACGGTTCGGTGAACCTGACCAAACTTGCCCAATTACGAAATGAAAATCCGCAGCTAGCGAAAGAGCTGGCGGCAAAACACGGTATTAATCTTTAAGGAGTAAAGCCTAATGGCTGAGACAAAAATTGCTGATGTAATCGTACCCGAGTTATTTACTCAGTACGTTTTAAATAAAACTGCCAAGAAATCTGCCTTATGGCAGTCGGGAATTGTAGGGGAGCTGGATGTCGAAGTTGCCTTTGGTACACAAGGTGGATCTACCGTAAATATCCCGTTCTGGAACGATTTAGACGGTGAGTCTGAAGTACTTTCAGATGCGACACCTTTAACGGTAAACAACATTGCAGCTGGTCAAGATATTGCCATTTTGCATGCACGTGGTAAGGCATGGGGTGCCAATGATCTTGCAAAAGCTTTATCGGGCGACGATCCACTTGGTGCAGTTGGTGATCTAGTAGCAGATTACTGGGCACGTGAGTTTCAAGGCTTTACCGTGAATACGCTTAAAGGTGTGTTTGGTTCTGCAAGTATGGCAAGCAACACACACGATATTTCAGCGGGCACTGGCGCAGCGGCTGTAATTGATGGTGTTTCATTTATCGATGCGTCTTACAAGCTTGGGGATGCCGTCGATAAATTAACAGCTATTGCGATGCATTCGGCAACCATGGCTGCACTAGCCAAGCAAGGGTTGATTGAAACCGTACGTGATGCAGATGGTGTGGTGCTCTACAAAACCTTCATGGATCGTCGTGTGATTGTGGATGACGGTATGCCAGTTGATGGTGATGTATTCACATCATTCCTATTTGGCCAAGGTGCAATCGGATTTCAGGATATCGGTGCACCTGTAGGTGTTGAGACTGACCGAGATAGTCTCGCAGGCTCTGACATCCTCATTAACCGCCGTCACTTTGTCTTGCATCCTCGTGGTATCAAATGGGCTGGTGCAATGGGTGTTGCGCCAAATAATGCAGGTCTTTCATCTGATGCCAATTGGGAACGCGTCTACGATCCAAAACAGATTCGTATTGTGGCGTTCAAGCATAAAGTTAAATAAAGACGGGCGGAATTATCCGCCTTTTCTTTTGGAGATAAATCAATGGGCCTATCCGCATTTAACCGCATGAGAGAACGTCAAATGACACAAGCAAAAGTAACTGAACTCGAAGAACAACTAGCAACACTGAAAGGTGAGTTTATTGCCTTTCAGAATGATACTGAGGCAATGAAAGCACGTATTGCTGAGCTTGAATCTGGTGAAGATGGTCAGAATCCAGCAAGTGATCAAAAGCCGAATGAAGTTCAAACAATTCACTATGCTTCACTTAAAGTTGATGAGCTTCGAGCTGTATTAACTGAAAAAGGTATTTCATTTGAATCAGGCGCTAAAAAAGACGAACTTTTAGCATTAATTCCAAAGGAATAATTCATGAGCTTTATCACTGAACAAGAAGCGATAGAACATGTCGAAGGCTTTGATGCTTTATCTGCCAGTGATAAAGCTCAATACCTTCAAATGGCTGAAGCTTATCTATTAGCACGTGACGTTAAGTATTATGAAGACGTTACCCAAGTTCCTGAACCTTTAAAAACTGCTTCTTATCAAATCATCAAGGGCATTATTAAAGGCGATCTATATCAAGGCCAGGAACAGGCATTAAAGCGCAAGAAAGTTAAAGCAGATACGGTTGAAACTGAAAAAGAATATCAAGACGGATCGGTAAAGCTTAGTGCGATTGAGCAATTCATTCTTGATTTGATCAAGCCGTATAGCAAAAGAAAAGCTGTATTTTTTGTTAGGAAAATCTAATGGGCTTACGTGATGAAATTCAGGCAGATATTGCTAAAGCATTTAACGAGGATCTAGCAGACGCCGTTCATACATTTACGTGTGAACGGGTATCTAAAAAGAATTGGGATCCTAAAACTGAAACTTATGTGGAAGTTAAGGAAAACTATTCTGGCCGTGGCGTTCTGTTTGGTTCATACAGTCAATATGAGATTCAGACACTCGGAGTATTAGCCACAGATAAAAAAGCGACCATACTGCAAAATGAAGTGACTATGATTCCTAAAATTGATGATGAGTGGATAACTGCCTTAGGTTCTTTTCGGGTCATCCATATTCAGCAGGATCCTGCCTCTACTATTTGGAAATGCCAGTTGAGGAAAATATAGGAAAAATTCTATATTATTAGGCTCGAAATATAGGAATTTTTATGAATAAGAAATTTTTACTATGGAGCATAATTTTATTATCAGGTTGTTCATCTGTTAATAATCCAGTAAAGCAAGAATTAACTCCAACTAATATCTCAGATGCGTATAAAGAAATTTCTGAAATCAAGGATTACAAATCTCGCTTATTTTTAAATTATGCAAAAGAAATAAAAACTAAATACCCAGAGATGAAGACGTCAACTTATGGTCGTCCAATGTCTATAAGATTTAATCCAGTAAGTTCGGATTACTATTATGAACATACAAATGATAAAAAGTGGTTAAATTTTTATCTATCACAGAGTTTTGATGAAAAAATATGGAGAGATCTTTATGTATATTCAAAACATTCAGGAAATTATCAAGCATCTAAAGATGAAGCTATTAAATATTGTAAAGAAATTACTTCACTTATCTCTCCAAGCTTCAGCATTGTAATAGACAAATTAAGCCATGATTTGGAATTAAAAGAAAAGAAAGAATCTGTACGAGCGCTCAGTACTTTCAGTGGAAGTTTTAATATCTTGTTAAATGGCGAGGAGTTTGATGGAGGTGGGCCCTTTATATGCAATATTACTCAGTTTGAAGATAGTTAGGCTACTGAAAAAAGATAGCTGAATTGACTGATTTTCTATTAATTAAATATCCCTTTATAAATTTAATGAAATTATATGGCTACAACTACCCATAGCACACTTTATATTTCCCGTACAAGCAATTACGAGGGCGGTGGAACTGACGATAAAGAGGAATTTATTGAGACATGCAATATTCATTTTAAAGATCTGTTTAAAGATCAAAAAGCCATCTCTACGCTTTCTGAAACTGAAAAAAAATACTTTGATAAATGTGTTTCAGCTTCAAATGATAAATATGCTGCTGAAGAGGTTATTTATGATCTTGGAGTTGGTTTTGCGATACTAATTGTTTTGCTGGGTATAGGCTGGGGATTCTATGAGGCGAAAAAATCTTTAAATACTCCAATGATACTTAATCCCAAGAAAAATCCTGAGAATGATGCCAATGGAGATCATATTTCTGACGGGATTATCATAGTCTTTATTTCCGTAATTATTGCTGCATTTATTTATCTAATTTTTAGTTTTGTTTCCGGAATATGGATATCGATTAAATATTAAAGTTTCGAGCAGGGTGGATAGGGAGCCAAAATGTATTAGGAAATTCAAATTGTAATATTAATTTATATATATAAGTTCAAACCCACTTCGGTGGGTTTTTTAATGGGCGCAAGAGAGGAGTTTAGATGATAAGTACAGATTATGTCCCTTTATGGCACATCTCGCCATTTCAGCATGTTTCATACACGCTTGCTCGAAATCAGCTTCACATGGATTTACTTTTTGATGATATGAATCATGTGGACGAGTTCCTTTCCATAGAAGGCGCAGCCGCTCAAGTTGACTTCTATTCCGATGGTGCCTATGCAGTTGTTCAGCTTGGCGAAACTTCAGAAAGAAAATTGATTGAGATCTATGGCCTGCTTCTACATGAAGCTGTTCATGTTTGGCAGAAGGTTAAGAAATTCATGGGAGAAAAAGAGCCTAGTTCAGAATTTGAAGCATATTCAATTCAAGCGATCGCTCAAGACCTTTTTAAAATGTATGAAGAAAGTGAGGTAAATGATGGGATGGAAGGGGAAAAAGCCAACTGATTTTAGCTTTGATGTAGCTAAAACAGCAGAGGAAAAGGTAAAGAAAATCACCATGGATGTTGTTCAGTCATTAGTGGTTTCAAGTCCTGTAGATACTGGCGCATATCGTGCTTCTCATATCGTTTCAATTGGATCTGGTGATTATGGTGTACGTGGACCAGAAACAAGCGCCGTGCAAGATGCAGCTATTCAAGCTGTTAAGTTTAAGCTGGGCAATTTGATCTATATTCAGAACAACCTTCCATATGCTGAACGTCTAGAGAATGGTTGGTCTGATCAAGCACCGCAAGGTATTTACAATACTACCTTTACCTTTATTTCTCAGAAGTATGGCGGCTAGTATGGCAATGACTTTAGAGCAGACAAGGCAAGCTATTATCGATCGAATGCAAAGTTTTACAAGTATTGCACAGGATAGAATCCAGTATCCAAATGCACCAGGCTTTGAAGTTCCGAAGGAAGGCTTATGGTGTCGCTTAACGATTGCAGGTGGACCGAGTTTTGTGGCAGGAGTTGCTGATAAACCATGTACACGCCGGACAGGTAATATCATGGTCCAGTGTTTTGCTCGTCCCAATTCAGGAATAATGGAAATCACAAAACTAAGCGATGCATTACTTGCTCATTTTGAATATTACTCATTCGATCATCTAGAGTGTTTTCAAGGGCAATCTAGTTATGCTGAACAAAATAAAGACTTTATTCAGTATAACTTAATAATCTCTTATGTGATTAATTAGTAGTTCTACATTATTTTCACTTATATTATGTAAAAATGTAAACAATTGGGGTAAATCCTTTTCTTTATTTTTTGCATATTTTACTTTGGTACCAAATATTATTTTTGATAAATGAGAAATATGCAAAATAAAAAGTTGATTTGGTTAATTGTCTTAATATTAATACTTGTTGGTTTTATCTACTACTTCTATCCTAAAAATCAAGATGATAGGTTAAACTCTCAGCAAGGTAGCTCCGAAACAAAAGATCAGTTAAATAAAAATAGTTCAATAGCTTCAAATGAGGTTAACCCAAAAGTTAAGTTCGAAAAGTTCAATCCACAGCTGAATTGGAAGGATAAAAAACTTAAAATTAATGGTAAGGAAATTGATTATAGGTTTGGAGAAGGTAATCCCGAAGAAGTGGCCTTAAATCCTGAAGATTATCGTGCTAAAGGTGATCATGATGGAATTCCGTATGTCACTCCAGAAACAGAAAAGAACCTCAATGATTTTTTATCTGACTCTGATTTACCCGATATTTTAGATAAATGTGAAAATTATAATCGCAATGAGATGGCTAGGCTTAATCCAAATATTCCTGCTAATCAGCTACCTATTTTATTATCTTCAAGTGACTTTGATATCGAAAACTTGATGAAGATAGACCCTAATACTGGGCGAAAAGAAATAGATTTATCAATTATTAATAGAATAAATGACTTCATGAATACATTAAGTAACCCTATGTCAGGTGATGAATTCGCTGTTAAATGTGCAGGTACTTCATATTTACAAAGCATTGAACGTATAAAACAAAAATTTACTACTTTAAATAAGTCATATACCAATACAGGAGGAGGCGTATTAGGTAAAGAGTGGACACGTTAATTTTAAAAAACTTAATTATTCCTTTGAGGATATTTCTATGAGAAAAAAGCTTCCAACAATAATAATGGCTGCTGTTTTAAGCACTTCTGTATTTGCGGATGTGCCGCGTAAATCACCATGGAATTTTACAACAGCTTCTAATTATGCTTATCAGTGGGCCATGTCTCACAATACAAATTATATAAAATTCCCTAATGATTGTACTAATTTTGCTAGTCAAGCTTTACGAGCAGGGGGGTGGAAAGATACGGTTTCTTTGCAATCAACTCAAGCTTCAAGTTGGTACTATAAATCTGGTACTAGCTATGCTCAAACATGGTCAACTGCAAATGGCCTACGATATCGTTTTACCAATGGCTATGAGCTTGGAACAACTAAATTACCAAGAAGTCTTTTAGGAACGGTACCTGAATATTTACATACTGATATCCGATTAGGAGATCTTGTTTTTGCTGATTGGAATGATGATGGAATTTATGACCATACTATGGTCGTTACTCAGGTAAATTTAACTTCAACTTTAGTTAGTTTCCATACTACTGAAACTAGGAACAAATCTATGTTGACTATCTCTCTAGAGTATCCAAATGCTCGCTTTGAGGTTTATCACATAACTTAAAATGGTAGTTTAAAAGGACGCATTTCGCGTCCTTTTTTATTGCTTGTTTATAGCCACCTCATCGGTGGTTTTTTTATGTTTACAGGAATCACTTATGAGCAATTTTTGTTTTAAGCGTGGTGACACATTCAACTTGAATTTGCAGTTAGTCGATGTCGATGACGCGCTGCAATACCCAGCCAATGATGTACGGCGTGCAATTGATTTAACCGGGTATGCCTTTACTTCACAGGTTAAAACTTTAGAGGGAGTCGCAGTTACACCTTTGACTTGTGCTGCATTAAGCCAGAGCACACAAAAAGGCTGGTTGAACGTGAAATCAACTGCCAGTACAGCTGCATGGCCATTGGGCTTGTGTCAGATGGATATCAAAGCGGTCGTTGGCGGTGTTATTCAACATACTGAAACTTTGACTTTCCAAGTCATTGAGGGAGTAACAGCATAATGGCAAATCTAGTTTTTAAATTTTCATGGGATCACCGGCCATTTCAATATAACTCTGCTCAAGGTAAGCGACAATTTATGCTGCCTTTTGCCTCTGGTATTCCAAACCTTACACCAGACTATACGCAGGTTCAGGGTTTAGGGAATGCTGCTACAGGAACATTAACAACCGCTAAAGATGACTCAACTACAGGTCGAGTTCTAAGGGTGGGAGATTTTGGATTGGGGGATAACTCTTCCTTATATACTGCAAATTTACCTTTAACTGCAGGAGAAGTAACAAATTTATGTAGACGTGTGGTAGGGGACTCTACAGCAGCACACGGCCTTCCAAGTGGCACATTTGCAATGAGTACATTTGCTGTAGGTGTTGCCAATAGTTATGCAATTTTTTACCCACAGAATGTGCATCATGATATTTATTGTGGCAACTTGATCATTAATAGTGGTAGTTCAACTGTAAAGCGATTCTTTAAATTATTGAGTACAGCAAACACAACAACAGATGGAAATGGATTTGTTAAGTCAGCCTCACCAATTGTAAAACTCTTTGCTGATTCAATTGAATTAAATGATGAAGCCAAGAAACAGCCAATCGAATTCGAAAAGATTGATGTAGGTGATTACCTCATTAAAGCCTCTTTAGGTTTTGCCAAAGAAGGCTGGTATATCGAGATGCCCAAAGATGCTAACGGTAATGTAATTGTAGCCGTGTCTTATGAGCAGCTTGAAGATGGAGACATCTCAGTAAAAACCTACAAGAAAAAGTTTGATATCGAGACAGCCTCAATCATTCCCGATTTAGATAATCCTGTAGATATTACTGAGTCGCGCTGGATTGATATCCGTTTACATGAAGAACCTGAACCAGAGCCTGAGGAATCAGTGAGTGAAACACCATTAGAGTTTCAACCAACAAATTTATCTGCAGCTGTATCAGCAGCAATGAATAATATTGAACCACCTCAGACTTCAAATGAAACCAAATAACAACCCGCTAATTTAGCGGGTTTTTTACGCCCTCTATTTTTACCGACCCTCTCATGAAGCGGGTTTTTTTATGCCTAAATTTTGGAGAACTATAAATGAGTTCAGGCGCAAAAATTCGATTATATGCTTGTGAAGAAGCAGTGTTAGGAACGACTCCAGCAAATCCAGTTTGGTATACAGTTCGCCGTGTAACGGATGGACTTTCTGAAAACGTCTCTACTGAAGAAAGTAGCGAAGTTGTTGATTCACGTTATCGTCAAGGTGGTGTAGTAACTGAAGCTGAAGTAGCAGGCCAGTTAGAGTTTGAATTATCTCTCGGTACCTTCGATCTATTCTTAAGTGCCTTAGCCTTTAATAACTGGGCGACAAATAGCTTAACAATTGGCGGTACAGTCCGTAAATCATTAACATTAGTGAAAGTATTTGAAGATGTTGGACAAATCTTTATTTACCGTGGAGTTCAGGTTAATACTGGAGAAATTACAATTCAGACAACCGGCAAAATTACAGGAAACTTCGGTTTAGTTGGTAATTCATTTACTCGTCAGCAAGTAAACCCAGTTGTTAATCCAGTCGCTGCGTCAAGCCGTCCATTGGTCAGCATGCCAAACGTAGAAAACCTACTTTTGAATGGTCAATCGATTCAAGGTAAAGCGTGTATGCAGTCACTAACGCTTTCAATCAATAACAACCTTGAAGCGATCCGCTGTATTGGTTCAGGGAAATACACTCCAGAGTTTTACTTAGAGAAGATGATGGATATTGAAGCGAATGCTTCATTCATGTTTTCGGCCACAGCAGCAGGCTGGATTGATGCAATCAAAACCCGTGATGTATTTACACTGGCCTTTGATATTAAAGACAGCAAAGGAAGTAAATACTCGTTTAACTTCCCGCAGCTAGAAGTTATGGAAGCAAATCACCCAGATGGTGGTGGTGATGACATCATCACTTTAGATATCAACTTTGCTCAAGTACGGACAGCTCCAACAATTGTGCGTGCTCTTGTGTAATTCAAATTAATAAACCTTAGAGCCTATGGAATCCCATGGGCTTTTTTATTCCTAAATATTCGAGGTAGTTATGGCTTTAAAAGTTGGAATTGTACGAAGTTCAGAAGTATCGAAGTGGTGTACGTTTGAAACTGCAGGTGGACAAGCAGAGTTTAAAATTCGTGGTATCGGCTATAAACCTTTTCAGGTTGCATTAGAAAAAGCTGGGAATCAAATTTCATCAAAAGGCTATGATGTCATGGCAAAAGATGAAAACGGTAAGCTTTACCATGAGCTTTTATTAGATGCAGCTGGAGCTCATTTAATCGAAGACTGGAAGGGCGTAGTTTTTGCTGAAGTAGAAGGTGACGATACAGTTGAAACTGAGCAACCTTATACCCCTGAAAATGCATCTAAGCTGCTTAACCTTGGTGATATTGGACTATTGATTTGGTCATTCATTAAAGAGCAAGCGCAAAAGATCCAAGAAGAAGCAGATAAGGACAAAGCTACGATTTTGGGAAAGTCATCGAACTCTACAAGTATCGAAAAACCTATGCGTCAAAAACGCCGCACGAAATCGAACAAATCAAGTTCTTAGGTGGACATGTTCCAGATCCACCAGAATATTCTTATGCAGCAGACTCAATTCTTGCAGCTTTTAGCACGATTATAAGATCTAGACGATATGAGCAGGGTATTCCTTTATCGTTAGATCAGCAATCAATCAATGTCTATGCTGAGCATAATGATTTACCTGTTGATGCTCATATCTTTAATGACTGTATTTTTGCTTTAGACAATTTATTTATTGAAGAAGTTCATA